AAAGCTATCGTCCAGAACGGGGCGCGGCTGATTATCCTTGACCCCATACAGGCGTATATGGGCGAGAAAGCCGACATGAACAAGGCTAATGAAGTGCGCCCTATCTTTCGCCGCCTTGCTGATGTTGCAGAGCGTACAGGCTGCGCCGTTATCCTTATCGGGCACTTAAACAAAGCCGCCGGAGGACAGAGCGCATACCGGGGCTTAGGCTCTATCGACTTCCGGGCGGCGGCGCGGAGCGTCCTGCTTATTGGGCGCGTGAAGCGTGAGCCGAATATGCGCGTGATTATCCATGACAAATCTTCTCTTGCGCCGGAGGGGAAGCCCATAGCCTTTTGCCTTGACCCCGACACAGGCTTTGAGTGGGTAGGCGAATATGATATAACCGCTGATGAACTGCTATCCGGCGCGGGCGGCAACACCGCCACAAAGACCGAGCAAGCGGAAAAACTGATTTTAGACTTACTGGCAGACGGGAAAGAGCTTGCCAGCGAGGATATAGAGAAAGCCGCCGCAGAAACCGGGATTTCTGCCCGTACCGTCCGGGCGGCAAAGAAAAACCTTGACGGGCGCATTACCTCAAAGCGTATCGGCGCGGCATGGTATCACGCCCTTAAAAAGTGAAATGGCAAAATCCAAGTGGCAAAACCCAGATACCTTGCCACTTCGCTACTTCAACCAAAAAACAGCCGCCCCATGTTACGCATTAGACGCTCTGGAAGCCCCATTTTATAGGGCTTCCAGAGGGAGAAAACCGCCTATGCGGTACTTTATACCTTTACCCCCGAAAACAGCGTCCTATTGCGTAACAGGGGCATTTGCCATGAGCAGAAAGGAGAGCCTATTAACAATGAAACCCGCAAGACCAGCACCACCGCAGCCGCTTCCCCTCTGACCGTAAAGGAAGCCCCGCAGCCTGTTATGATAAAGAAAATAGGGAAAACCACCTATCGCGTCAAAATCCATTTCAGTGAAACGAGCAAGGAAACCATGAGCGACAAAATCAAGCGGCTTATTCTGAATGACAGTGAAAAAATTTCTTAAACACCCTTGACAAAGCGTACCAGATGGTAGAGTCGTAACCAGCGTTTATGCAGAGGCCGCTTTTTATGATTTGGCCTTTTCAGAAGTAAAGGAAACGGTCAGCTTTAATGCGGATACCGCTGAGGCGCCAATGACACATGCACTTGCGGGTACAGAATGGGCAGTTGGTACCGTAAATGTAACCAGCAAGCGAACATGGGAATGCAGTGAGAAAAATGCACTTGCTATCCTTCGTCAGACACAGGTCATTCATGGCGGAGACCTGGTATTTGACTGTGCCAATCGTCTGGTGCATTTGCTTACCTTTAGCGGTAACGATAACGGTGTTTTATTCTGCTATCGAAAGAATATGAAGACCATTCAAAGAGTGGTAGATACCAGAAGCCTGGTTACAAGGCTATATGCTTACGGTAAGGATGGCATGACCTTTGCCTCTATCAATGGCGGCAAAGATTATGTGCAGGATACCCCATACACCGATGAAATCCGTATCGCAACACTGGACTGTTCGAACTTCACCAATCCTTATCAGATGCTGGAATATACCCAAGGAAAATTAGAAGAGTATGCGCATCCGCGTATTTCTTATGTGCTTTCAGCAATGGACCTTTCAGTATTGACGGGTTACGAGCATGAGGCCTGGGCCCTAGGTGACATTGTAACGGTGGATGATAAAGACCTGAACCTATCTGTTAAAACACGTGTAGTTTGCAGACAGTATAATTTGCAGCAGCCTTGGAATACAGTGCTAGAGCTTTCCACTACTCTTCGAGAGTTGGGGGATTCCTCTGCACAATGGGATAAAGCTGCTGATGTGCTGGCTTCCACAGACGTTATCGACAGACAAGAAGTAAAGGACCTTGTTCCCTTTAATCACCTGCGTAATTCCAGAGGTGATAGTGGACTTTCTTATTGGGTGAACTCTGGCTTTGAAGTAGATGCAACAACGGGTGTTTCCGGCACAGCCTCCTTTAAGGCCGAGGGTGAAGCAGGAATGACGAAGAGTCTCATGCAAACGGTTTACCCGGCTAATAGAAGCAGCTATACCTTTTCTGCACAGATTGCATCGGAAAACCTGGAAAAGGGCGATGCCGGACAGGTTGGTATTGAGGTGGTCTTTGAATATGAGGATGGAACAACGGAAACAAGATTTATTGATTTGTTTTAAGGAGGCGTTATGGCATATTTTACACAGACAGCGCATGGCCTCTCTCCAAAAGGCTATGGCAGATTGAAGTCCATTACAGTAAGAGTCTGCATGACCGATTGCACCGGTACTGTATATATTACCGATATGCTATTGCAAGGCGGCTCGATTGCTACGGGCTGGGTTGGCCATGTCAGTGAAATACTGTGGACGCTGGATGGGTAGGTGTTGTGATGGCTGAATTTACAAGATTTGCAGAGACGATTAAGGTCAAAGAGGATTTACGTGTGGTTAGTGTTACAGTGCAGCCTGTCATCAGTGATTGCACCGGCAGGATTTGGATTACGGACCTTATGCTGCAGGAAGGTGATCGATTAACTGGCTACGTAATCAATACAGAAACGCTATTGCAAAAGTATCGTGAGGATGACGCAATTGTAGCACCAAGGTTTTATAACGGGATTGTTCGTTCCAGCGGAACTGTTGTTGTGTTTAATCTTGGCAGCACAACTGCTGGACTGGATATTGAAGTTGAACCAATTCAGGATATGTCAGCTGGTAGCATCATTCTTTCACAGGGCGCCGGCTCTCATAAAGCAGTCTTTCTTGATGAGGCAAATGCAGGTGACCTATTTTCCATACGCGCTTCTACAAGAGAATGCCTGAAAAACGGTGCTGCCACAAGTAAAGATGGCTTTTATCAGTATTCTGCCGCTGGTGATAGCAAGCACCCGATTACACTGGAAAAAGGAAAATCGGCTAAGTTATATATAGAATTTCAAGAAATGCAGGATGGAGGTGAGGTGCTGTGAGAGATTATTTGGAAGGCAAACGCTGTATGGTGTGGTCCTTTATGGGAAACACCAGAATGTATCAAGCCCTTCGAGATTACGGGGACAGATTGGACACTGTTGGTATTTTTACTTTTGAGGTGGATGCCACAGGTACCATATCAGAAACCGGCACCAGCATATCCACCATGCTAACTTATATTAATAAATGGCCTCATATCAAATGGATGCTTACCGTTATGAATCATGGTACAGCGTCCATTTTTACTGCGCTTCGAAATAACACAGATGGCGCAAAGGATAAGTTTCTAACGGAGCTTGTTCGCATTATGGAGGAGTATCCTTGGTGTGCCGGAGTAGACATTGACCTTGAACGCGGCGGTGAGTATGAAAACCGAGAAGCAGCAAATGTGCTCTTTCGAGATATTTATAATGCAGTAAAGGCCTACGATTCCACAAAGCTTGTGAATGTCTGTCTTCCGGGTATGACCTCCGTCAATGGTTCTGTTGGTGGAGAGAACTGGTGCGTATATGCAGATATTGATAAGTATTGTGATACTGCGGCAATTATGAGTTACGGTATGGCTTGGGCTGGTTCAGCACCGGGCCCTGTGTCCCCTCGTGACTGGCTTGAGGGCATTTACGATTATGCTTCCTCTGTGATGGATCCAAAGAAGATATTTTTAGGACTTCCTGGTTACGGTTGGAACTGGCAGATTTATGATACGCCTGAAAACCTCGGTAAGACTTATCGTGGAACTTCCAATACCTATTATGCTGCAAAGCTGTGGATGACGGGAGGCTATAACTTTACCGACGATACCGCACCGCAGCCTTTAATCCCGATTCTGGCTTATTGGGATGATTACGACAAGGTGCCTTGGGCCCTGCCGCAGGTCTATGATTTCATGGAGGGACAGGACGCGGTTTATAAGGAATATCCTTTGATGGGTGAAGTGTATAACCGCAGAAGGTATCTTACTGCCTATGCAAAGCAACAGGATACGGAGTTTGGAGATATCCTCATTGATCGTGGCGGTGGTGACGTGGATGACTATTCCGGCATTGTATCCGTTTCTGATTATATGATTACTCTTGGTGATGAGGGCTCCGTTTCCTATGAATTTACCATTGATGAAGCAGGCACCTATGACGTTGCAGTAAGGATATGCTTTCCTTTCTGGGATAAAAACAGTGTAACTGTATCTGTAGATGGCGTATCAAAGACATTTTCTGAGGACAGGCTTTGGTGGCCTTATTGGAGAACGATCTGCTGGTTCCCTTTGGTGACCGGCCACAGCTTTTCTGCCGGAACACATACGCTGACCGTAGATGTAGGTGTTAATGGTGTGCAGTTTTACGGCTTTCGTGTTTGCAATGACTTTTCCGAAAAGCCGACCGCCGGCACCGCGCAATTTACCTTATCTCCTCGTCAATTTGTGGACGTGGAAGGGAACCTGTGCCAGCCCGACAAGGGCTTCAAACTAACTTGTGAAATGCTAAGAAGAAAACCAGACTCAGCGCTTATTTGGTATGAGGATTTTAGAGACGATACGATTCTACCAGAAAGCTATTGGACCACACTTTCCGGTAAATGGGATGTATGGCAGGAGTCACTTGCTTATGGTGATATCAGCAGACCATATTCCCAACTTGAAGGTGAAGGAGAGCTTGCCTGGTTATACAGTGGCTTTGACGACATTCATATTCGTGCAAGGCTGGCTTTTCCTTCGGACGGTGGTGGAAGAGCCGGAGTTTTCTGCGGCAGTTTATTTTGCTGCTTAAATTATAACTCTCAGTGCGTTGAGTTATATAACGGTTCCACACTTCTTGGCAGTTATGCGACCAGCTTTTCAAAGACCAGCAGCGCAGACCTTCGTACAAATCCCAATATGTATACCGTAGAAATGCGTATCAGAGGAAACAAGGTGCGTGTGTATTCCAGCAATTCTTATATGCTTCGCTTTTCTGCAACGGTCAGTGGCTTTAGCGGTGGTTATGCCGGTTTTCGCTCTGATAGTCATGCGGTTTGTGAGCTGCTACGCTTAGGTGACGCCTGGACTTATGAGCCTTATGAACGCTTTGATGTTACCTTTCCGGATGGATCGATTGTCGAATATGGTCGAATTAACCGCAGCAATGCTACCTGGGATGAGGAATTTCAGGTGTTTACCTTAACCAGTGACGTGGAGGAAAGCTCGACTCGTAGTGAGGAGATTTCCTTGGATTATGAGTTTTATCACTCAGATTTACTTTCCCTGGAATGCGGAAATGATTATACCGTTACTGTGACACCAAAGGATATTAACGTCTGGGTATCGAGATTATTCTTAGGTGATGCAGACGGTTTTTCTATTTTGTATTACCAGGACGTGGACTCACTTGTCTATTGGGCTAATGAAGCGGCTTATCGCTGGAAGCTGCGAGGTATCGCAATATGGTCTCTTGGCCAGGAGGACATGAGGCTGTGGGAAGCACTGCCAAAACAAATATAACTTTGAAACAGAGGGCTGTTTACCGATTTGGTAGACAGCCTTTTGCAATATGAAAAAGAAATGGAGGATTTCATTATGAAGGAATTATGGTCAACACTTCAGATTGTCTTTGCCGGCATCGGAGGCTGGCTTGGATATTTCTTAGGCGGATGGGATGGACTGCTTTATGCACTGATTGCATTTACAGTGGTGGATTATATCACCGGCGTTATGTGCGCCATTGTGGATAAGAAGCTATCCAGCTCTGTTGGGTTTAAGGGTATCTGCCGTAAGGTGCTTATTTTTACCCTGGTAGGCATTGCGAACATCCTGGATGTCGCAGTGATTGGAACCGGCTCTGTAATTAGAACTGCAGTGATTTTCTTTTATCTTTCTAACGAGGGTGTATCCCTTTTGGAAAATGCAGCCCACTTAGGCTTGCCTATCCCTGCAAAGATGAAGGATATCTTAGAGCAGCTTCATGATAGAGCTGAAAATACAGAAAGCGAGAAAAAGTAGTATGAAGCTAGTAGAAGCAATTCTTACAAAGAATCCCTGCTATACAGCGGGAAAGAAAATTACAGTCAAAGGTCTTATGCTGCACTCCGTAGGCTGCCCTCAGCCAAGTGCAGCAGTTTTTATTAAGAACTGGAACAGCGCCAGTTATGATAGAGCTTGTGTGCATGCTTTTATTGATGGTAATGACGGAACTGTATATCAGACACTTCCTTGGAACCATCGCGGCTGGCATGGCGGCGATGCTTCTAACAATACGCATATCGGTGTAGAAATGTGTGAGCCAGCTTG